GCAGGCACGAATTTGCGTAAAAATAACGGCTGATCGGCCTTTGGGTGGTTCACTGGGTACTTTAAAACCTTACCAGTGTCAAAATCCTTAGCCCAGAAGGGGTCATTTGGTGGATTTGGGTCAATATACATCTTTTTTACCCACCAACCACCGGTTCCTCCGGGGTTTGCTGTACATCTCATGTACATTCCTAAGTCTTTATCCGTTGTTCTCAATCGAGAACGTAAGTAATTCCACACATACGGTGTGGGATATTGTGTAATCTCGTCTATTCCTATCCAATTGAACGCTTGTCCTTGGTATCTAGTCACGTCTCGGTCATCATCTACGTATGAAAACCATATCCTAGCACCTGATGGGAACTGCCAGATGGACTTTGCCTCCTTAAATACAGCTCCGGGAAACGCTTTTGGATAGAGTTGCTTGCTTTTGTCTATCAATTCGGTCAATTCTGCCAGTGTTCTTCTTAACAGCAAGCCCCTATGGTTGGGATTTGATGCATCTCGCAGCACATCTGCTAATAATGCATAGGATTTTCCCCCTCCTGCTGCTCCTCCGTATAAGACATCTCTTTCAGGTGACTCAAGGAACATAGTCTGTGGGCCTTCGTTAGCCCTGAATACTACGTCATGGTGCTGTAAATGCTCACGTACAGCTTGAGGCACCTTCTTCAAGTCCTCATCTGTGATCACACTGACGGACTTCTGTCTTCCCTTCAGAGCATTGTCCACCTTGACAGCAGCTTCTTGAGCTTCTTTGGCTGAACGCCTCGCTTTCTTAGCCTGTTTCGTCAGTCTTTCAGCTCTTCGCTTCTTTTCAGATAGCTGTCTCTGAGTAGCCAATCTGGCCTTCATCTTCATAGACCAGTTATATCTCGTCTTTGGTTCTCCCTCTTTCTTGGGAGGTCTACCTCTTTTTGGTTTCTGTTCTTCTGTCATCTATCTAAGTGTACACCTATTTTCATTCGCTTTGTCAGACCGGGGTTTGATATCTTCCTACCCGATGCTGTACTTAGCCATCTCGCAGCTTTTGCAGGCCCACAGCTGTTTGCGAATGTAAACGCCTTTTCTAACAATTCCAACTCTTTCTCTATAGGAATATATTCTTTTCCATCCTCTGATAGTTCATATCCAAATGGGATGGTTGATGTTGTTCTTCTCAATTACTCACCGTACATGTTAATTGTTCAGGGCACATACCCTCATAGGTAACAATAGTAAAACTATCTTGATTAGGAAATCTGTACCTACACTGCATACCCTTCATACCGTTGCTGTTGTCTAGGTAAGGCCTATACTGTGAAAGTTTACAGCTTATGTATCTCTCGTGTTTAGGAAACCTTTTGTTAAACATACTGGCATGTGCTTGGTCGTATCCTTCATTTATACAGATGGCGTAGCCCGTTTGAAACTCTCCACAGAGTTCGTGTGCTTTCACTTTACTAGCTACTGCTGTGGCAATCCATATCATCATGGCTGCTGCTAGTAATGCTACCACTGCTATAGAAGATATCTCTATCATCCTTCTCTGTCTTTCTTGCTGTTTATAAATCATTTCTTTTCTTTGTTTTCTGATTCTTGCTTGCATTTGCAAAAGTTCATTCCATGCATTCGGCCCATGTGCAAAGTTAATGAACGTCCTAAGTTCATTCTCCATCGCTTGAGCCTTTTTCTTAGCTGCGAAAGCATTTAACGCCTCCTCTTCAATAGACGCACCCGCAAATATCTTTTTAAATAGCGGAGGCTTTTGCGACATCTTTTGAGCTTGGTTGATATCGGAGCAAGCACCCATCCATCTACCCATATCTCCATACATGCTCTCCACGTCACGACCCACTTCGAAGCCTTTCTTAATGACGTTAAAAGCTGCAGTTGCTGTAGCCAGTGCCGTAACTGGATCAACCATGTATATATCTTCTCCCTTCCTCTGTTAAGCATTCTTCTTCCTATTTCTTTTCAAACTTTCTTTTGCTCTCTTAGCTATGGCTACTACCTCTGTCTTACCCATAACTTTTGCTCTCTGTTCCATAACTGTTAATATCTGTATCTTTCTAGCGTATGGTTTATTTATTCTTCTTACCTTGGCAACGGTTGCTCTAGCGTCAGCAGGTGTTGCAAATTTTATACTGACTGTATCTTTTGGATTCTCATCTGTATACAGCCTACGATCACTGCCCTTTGGTTTTTTTCCTGTCCCCTTCTTTGGGTCTCTTTTCTTTCTTGATGATTTCTTTGGCATGTTTCTTTCTTCTCTCTTCTTGTATCTTCTGCAGCTCTTCTACTGTATAGTATTTTCTAGTCACGAAATCCAATACCAAACAGGCTATGCTCATGTCTAGTAATTATAGGTGATCTTACCACCTAGTCTTTTCTTTTTTCTTTTCTTCTTTATTTTTTGTATGGCACCACCTAGTGCTTTATCTTTAGATGTCATTTCTAATAATATATTAATAACCATATCATTTGCATCTTCGTCTTTTAAACCCATAGTTCTAACTTTGTCAAGAGCATCAGATAACTGTTTACCAGTCACCATCATATCTCCTCTTGACGTTCTTATCATTCTTTTGTCTAGTTTACTACTCATTAATTAATCCTCCACGTTTACAACTGGCATCTCCTTCTTAGCTGGCATCAATACCACACCGTGAAGTAACTTACCTTCTACATCAATCTTCTCTTGTTTGCCCAGACCGACCCTGTCGAGAAGTGTCTGTGCAGCCTTTAGTCGCAACTCTGCTCTAGGGTGTTCACCTACATCATTCATACCCTCGACTACACGATTGATTGCTGTAACCGAGTGTGCTGCAAGTTCTACCTTTGCCTGTTCTATAATCTCATCCTTGAGAGACTGTAATACGTGCTGTCTAGAAGATGGCTTATAACCAGCCAGCTCTAGTGCCTTTGTAATATTACCACCGCACTTGAATAGTTCTGTTAAGAACGATTGCTGTTTTTCGGTTAGCTCTCTGGATTTTTCTTTTAGTAATCCTTGATTCATATTTGTTGCTGTGTTAAGTTGGAAACCAGCATAAACGGTTGCTGTCCCCTGTTCATCCCTGTGTTGTAATTGGTGAGACCTGAACGAAGTTTATGCCTTATTATATAATTATACTGTATATACAGACTTTGTCAAGTTTTTTCTTGACAGGTTGCTCATAGGGGTGTATAATAAAAGGTAAGCCTTTGGGGGAGCATATATATAGGTATACTTATAGACAGCAACGGGGTCTTACTTAAGTACAGCCACGGACAGCAACTGGTTTAAACCCCCATTTTTCCAAAATTATTATCGTCATTGCATGCACATATACTAGGGCCCCCAGTGTCCCTTGCATAGGTAGTCGCAGAAAATTAATATTTATTATTATTAATAAAACACCTAGCCTAAAACCTTGCATAAATCTAGTTTAACATAGTTATGTTGTAAAAGTGTCTGGCGTGTTGTGTGTGTAATCTTCTAAACTCTCGCTGACAATCTGGTTTATAGTATAGAAAAAGGCATCTACACAAGCATGGGGGCGTGTCATTCAACCCAGATGTATTCCAATAATATCAATTAGTTACGAATTAAGTAGGTATTTAAAGCAAATACAAAAATACCGTTGAGTATAAACCTACATACAGCAACGGTATTTATATTAATTAATCGTTTAATCTATTCTTTATATGGTATTCTTTAGACGTTGGAAGCTGTTTCAAATGCTGTTCTGCGTGTTGTTTATCTACAAACCAGAGTTTCCCTCCTCCAACATTTAAGAATTCATTTGCTTTTAAAGTAATAGTTCTTACTTTGTGGTTATCCAAGAACGGTTCCTTGTAGTTCTTATCAACCTCATATAATTTATACTTTTTCAATTGTTCCTCCTTTATATAATTAATAATACTATGAGTATAACAGCAATTATTAGCAAAGACATACACAATTTATAAACTAAACTTATAAAACTTTCCATTATTCTAAGTCCTCCCCCATAATTTTTTGATGATTATTAATAGGTAAATTATCAGAATATATTTTAGTTTTCTTGTTAAACTGTGATCTTTTTATTAGTTTACCATTTACGAAAAATCTATATTCTAACGTATGTTTATCTATTTCTCGTATGCTCGTCCTATGCTGTACAAAATCATAAGAATAAGTTTTACTCGTGCCAACTTTTACATTAACTATGCCGTCTTTCTTAACTCCGTATGATTTACTGTTGTTATAGATACAAGCTTGTACATCATTCCATATTGGATACGCTTTGCTCATTGGTTTAACCTCCTTTCCTCTTGCTCTAATTCGTGTGTTAATAATATCTGCGTGAAGCTGTCCCATTCGTTCAAGCTCTCATAATCCTCCCAAGTCAAATCCATATTTAATTCAAAATGGTATCCTTTATGCTTTGGAAATTTCTTTTTTAGCTCCTTAGTCATTGGAAAACTTATTCTAGTCCTTACGTGATCGTCCCCACCGTGTGGCATTGAAAAAACTATTTCAAAAAAAGTATTTGGTAAATATTTGAATAGTTCTGGTTCAATAGTCTGATTAAATCCTAGATCATAACTAAGATTATTACATATTTCTAAATGTTTTTTACTTATAAATTTAGGCATCTTTACCACCTCTCTTTGCATTCTCCCATTTAGCAACATGAGAATTCATATTTTTATTATTCTGTTTAACAGCATCTTGCAAATAACAATTTACTTGCCAGAGATTGCTCTGGATTCTGCTTTCTTCTCCTATTAAATTTTTTCTTAATGTCTGCAAATCCTCAATTAATAACAGCATAGCATTATCCAACTCATCTTGTGCATTCATCCCAGCGGTTGTATGAATTGGATTGCTCTTGTTATCGCCTTTTATCTTTTGGGCGTTTAGTATTAATTGAGATAGTTCTCTTATTTGATCTTTTAAGTACATAGTCATTTTTTTTCCTTCCATTAAAATTGTTAAAATTACTATTGCTGTATATACTCGCATATAAATGAAAAGATATCAATAGCATAAATAAAAAAGATATTAACAGCATTCCAAGTACAGCAACCAAAGTTTGAGCATCTCCACCAACTATTAACAGCGTGGCGAAGATGCTCCAGAAGTGAAAGAATATTGCAAACAGCATTTTAGTCTGACAATTTTCCGTCTGACAATTCTATATTATCCATAAGTTTATCTGACAAGTCTTGAAATAGACAATGGATTATATTTCTCTCTTCAGTATCTTTAATGGTCTTGATACATTTTTTATAAGCGTTTTGTACATCCATATGAGCATAATAAACTTCCCAATTAACATTCTTAGGATTACGAATAGGTAAATTATAAGGATATGTCATTTACGCCACCTTCTGCAATTCATTCCAATGGTCAGAATCTAAGCAAGAACGCACCTTGTTTTCCCTTTCAATTTGTACAGAACCAACATTGCTACCATTCCTAGAAGTATACGCTGTGACAGTTTCTCCTTTGGAATTAGTTCTCTCCCAACTGCTGTCTGTGTGTGTACTCCAATGAGTTAATGCATTGTATACAGCGTACAGCGTCCCACCTAATGACTCTTTTTCCTTGCCGTATTGGTGCATAAGAAAGTCATTAAGTTTAACATTGATCAACTGTTTTAGTTCTACGCCCTCTTCCTTCAGTGCGTCCTTGATGATAGTTGCTGACTCTGACTTTCTTTTAGCAATGGTATTTGCAAACAGCATTGCCACTTGCTCGTCAGTTACTTTGGTATCCCTCCAATTGCATAACTTGTCATAGTCCCTATTGTACAAGTCTACTGAGTTAGCAATCTTAGATACAGCACTAGCATAGTTAATGTTGGACGTGTGTTTTTGTTTACTATGGTAAAACTTCTCCCCTCCAAATACCAAAGTGTTTAAACATAATTTTCTATACATTCCAGAGAATACTTGAAATGCAAATGATCCGTCTAGACTGTTAAAAGTATCTGATCGCATAGTTACAACGTCCTCGTCTGATACTCTCTTAGTGTGATTTAAAAAGTGTATAGTTCTACGTGCCTTTGCACCTTTATCCCATAACTGATCTATAATCTCAATTTGCT